TCAGCCGACTGCCTTGTTCAGGTGGACTCGGCGCACGGTCGGGCCGAAGATGCAGGAGAGCCGGTCACGTTGAGCCATGGTGAACGGCGGTGCGGTGGCCGCCGCATTTCGGGCGGCCTGGAGAGCGGCGGGGGTGAGCACGGAGGCTGGATCGGTGATCGCCGTGCCGGATCGGGTGTCAGCCACGGCCGGTCTCCCGGCCCTCGGCGGCCCGGTACGGGGTGTCTCCGGCGGTCTCAGCGGGCACAAGCGGTGCCCCCTGACGGGTGCGGGGGTCTACCAGCGGGGTGACCTTCCTTTCGGTGGAGATGACGACGCCGAAGGCGGCCAGCAGGGTTACCAGGCCGGTGATGACTCCGGTGGTGGCGTTGCCCTGGTCGGTGGTGATCAGTCCGGATCCGACGAGGCCGGACACGATCGCGGTGAGCGCGCCGACGACGGATCCGGCGATGCGCAGGGGGTAGCGGGACACGGTACTTACTCCTTGGGTTTGCGGGGTGGGAGGGAATCGAGGTAGTCGTAGGCGCGCACGAACGCGCGGGCGGTTTTCCAGGCCAGCCAGACGAACAGGACGAGCAGGAGCAGCCAGCCGCCGTTGCCGGTCACGGGATCGTCAGCCACTGGCCCGCGTAGATGCGGTTCGGGTTCGAGATGTTGTTCCGCGAGGCGAGAGCGGAGACGCTGGTGCCGAACTTCGCGGCGATGCCGGAGAGGGTGTCCCCGGACCGGACCCGGTATCGCTGGCCGCTGGAAGTGCCGCCGCGGATTCGGATCTTCTGCCCGGCGTAGACGCGGTTCGGGTCGGAGATCCCGTTGAGCGCGGCCAGCGCGGCGACGGTGGTGCCGAACCGGGCGGCGATGCCGGAGAGGGTGTCCCCGGAGCGGACGGTGTAGACCTCGGTGTCGGCCGGTGGCGTCGGTGTCGGCGGAACCGGCTGCGGCGCCGGGCCGCTGCCGCCGGTAACGAGATCGGACAGCGTGAACTGCCCGACGGTGGCGTTGCGGTCGACGTGGCCGCCGATGCCGGGAACGGTCCCGGTCTGGGTGTGCTGGTGCAGCGCGAGTCTCGGGTGGGTCCAGCCGGGGTTTCCGGGGTTGCCGTTGTAGCGGGCGATCCACAGCAACACGCCGTCATCAGCCCACCGGGCGGGGTCGAGGACTCGGGTGAACCAGTCCAGGTTCGCGTACACCAGAACCTTGCGGACGCCGGTCGCGGCGCGCAGGCGTGCGATGAACCGCGGAATGAAGGCGTTGGCGGTGCCGCGCAGTTCGGCGGCTTCCATGTCGAGCATCGGCGCCAGGGATCCGCTGGTGTGCAGGTTGTTCTGGCGCAGGTGGTTGGCGAAGTGATCGGCCTGGGCGTCCGGGTCGCCGGGGCGGGCGAAGTGGTAGCCGCCGGGGACGACGCCGGCGAGCCGGGCAGCTGGGACGCGGGGGCCGCTGGTGCGGTCGGTGTAGCCGGTGCCTTCGGTGAGTTTGAACGAGCAGTAGGTGATTCCGTTGCCTCGCACGGCGTTCCAGTCGTTGACTGTGTTCCAGTGCGACACATCGATGCCGTAGTCGGTCAAGGGGTTGGTGGTCCTTCGGGTGGGCGGTTCATCTGGGCGCGCAGGGCGCCGACTTCGAGCAGCAGCCGCGCGTTCTCCTGGCGCACGGCGGACAGTTCGGTTTTCACGGCCGTGAGTTCGGCCAGGACGTCGCGGGTGTGCGTGGCGCGGTCTTTCAGCAGCGCCTGATATCCGGCGTGCAGTTCGGCCAGCGCCTGGTGATCGGCCGTGGTGCGGGCGATGCGGATCGCGCGGCGGGCCGCGAGCAGTCCGGTGAGGGCACCGGTTGCGGGGCCGAGGGTCGCGGCCAGCGCGGTGAGCCAGTCAGGCGTCACGGGCGGCTCCAGGGTTCAGCGGCGGACCCGGAGGGTGAGGGTGTCGGCGAGGCCGTCGGTGGTGTTGAGGGTGCGGCGGCTGCCGATGACGACAGCGGCGATAGGGCCGCCGAGCCCGTCGGGGTCGTGGATGTGGAGTGTGTCGAGGAGTCGTCGGCGGGGGTCGCCGACGACGGCAATGTCTCTGAGGACCGTGGTGGGCTGGGCGAGGTCTGCCAGCAGGGACGTCGTGATGGCCTGCATGGAGTCGAGGGTTTGCCGGAACGGGTTGTCCGGCAGGGAGAGGACACGTCGGCCATAGCGGGCGATGGAGGCGTCATCGGTGGCGACGTGGGCTATGGGGCGGCCGTTGATCACGGGATTACCGACGAGCCGCAAGGCTGGTGTGCGGCGGTCGTTGAGGGCGAAGCGCATGGCGAAGCTGTTGGTGTTCTGGATTTCCAGCTTGACGCGGTCCTGGCTGACGGGCATCGCTCGTACCGTGATGCCGGTGGTGACCTCGGCTCCGGTGTCCCGGCGTATCGGGCGGCACGCGGAGAAATGTTTGTAGCCTTCGTTCGTGTAGGTGCTGAGGGGGTACACCGACAGAAGGTTGCCGAGGAACGTGGACCTGGTTTGGAAGGTGACGATCGGTCGGCTGGTGCCCATGGGGGCTTCGAGTTCGTCGGCGGTCGCGGGTTCGTAGACGTTGACGTCTTTCATGGATTTCAGCCGGGGTACGGCGGTGAGGCTGATCTCGTTGCGGATCGAGTCCAGGGAGGTCGAGAGCGACAGGTCAGTGAGCGCCCCGGCAGCGGAGAGGGTCGCGGTAGCCGGTCGCGCGGCCAGGGCGTGGACGGTGTCGCGGTTAAGGAACCGGAAGCGCCCGTTCTCGGTGTAGCTGATCACTCCGAACTCCGCTGCCGCTGCTTGTTTGAGGACGTCGAAGGAGTCGGCGTTGACGATGTCGGGCAGGCCGGTCATCCAGTTCAGGCCGGTGTCGATTTCCGCTTGCGGCGTGTGCGGTGCGCCCCAGTCCGCGGGTGGCGCGGCCGCGATGCTGATTTGCAGGCAGCTCACCGGCACCGGTGTGCAGGCGAAGACCCGGGTTCCGCCGCTGCTGCTTTCCTCGGAGATCAGGGGCACGGTCTCGGTCGCGATGGGCGTGATCGTGCCGTCGACCATCCAGCAGGTCTCGATCGTGTACGTGGGGTACGAGGTGTAGCGAAACCAGAGGCCGACCCGATGCCACGCGGCCTCACCGGCGAAAGTGGGGCCGTTGATCGTGGTGACCAGGGACCGGTTCGAGTGGACCTTCAGCACGACTCGCCCGCCGGTAGTAACACCGACGGCAAACGTCCCACCGGAAATGCCCCGGACGCCGGTGCTCATGCTGAGGATGTCGCCGTTCATGTTCGGCGCGAAGGTGTTACTGGCACCGGCTTTGCAGTGGAACTCGAACAGGTGCCCCCGGTTTGGCCAGCTGGGATAGAACTCCAGCGCCGCGTTGGCGTTCATGTTCGCGGACAGTTTCGCCGTCCCGTTCGCCGCGAGCATCCCGTAGGGACCGGGGACGAACGCGGGCACGCTCGCGTCGAGCTTTTCACCGTAGCCGAAGTCGGAGTTGAACCCGACGTCGGCGATCAGGCCGCCGTGACAGGTCATCGCGAACATGCAGTCGGGCCGGGGTGGCGGGGACGCGAAAATTCCGTTGCGCCGCAACACATAGTCGATGACCCATTGGGTGTTGATGCGCCATTGGAACGGCCACTCGGTGGTGTTGTAGTGCTGCTCCTCCTCTTGCGCGACCGGCGGCAGCGTCACCGATGCCCGGAGCGTTTCGGCAGGGTCCAGCGCGGCTAGGTCCACCGACCGGCCGGTCGCCGACAGCGTCAGCGTGCGGGTAGTGCCGGTGAACTGGCGGACGAGTTCCCGCCCCGACGCGGTGAGCAACCCCAGGTCACACGTCAGCGGAGCGTCGACGAGGTCGGTGTCGCGCAGCAGGGAATCCGGCCTGTACGGCGTGAGCATCCGGGCAATGTCGCGGGAATCGTCGGCGCGCTGGCCGGCGAGGGTGGCAGCCAGGGTCGCGGTCGTGTAGCCCTCGATGAGGGTGCACTCGTCCGGGAGATCCCCGGAGATCTGCCGTTCGATGACCAGGTTCTCGGCCACAGTGGACAGATCCGAGAGCGGATGGTCGAACCCGCCGCTCCTGCCCCAGTCCACGCGGACCTTGGCGCGGGGCTGGCGTTGCGCGGCGTCGACCGCCGCCGCCAGCTCGTCGGGTTGGGTCACCTATACCTCCAGCAGGGTGAGCGTGGTCGCGAACGACCCGGGAACGGGGTACTTCCACGGCATCGACTCGATCAGCACCATTGCGGCGCCGCCTCCGGCCGACCACACCACCGGCTCCGGTCCGCTGGTGAGCGACCACGCCGAGGTGGTCACTGTTCCGGCCTGCCCGACCAGCAGACCGGGGCGTACCGACGCGGCACCGTCGGTCGCGGGGACGGTCAGCCTCATCCGGGCGCCGCTGCTGTCGGGTGTGGCCGGTGTCGTCGACATGGTGGTGATCACGACGTCGGCCGCGTTGAGCACGAACGCGGTCAGCGTCACCGGGACCGTGGTAGCGACGCTGGCGGCGAACGTCACCGGCTCGCCCGGCAGGATCGGGACGGCGGACCGGGCCAGCAGCAGACCGCCGCCAGTGGCGGCTGTGGTCCACGTCAGAGCCCCGGACCCCGCAGGTGCCGGGTGATCGGGAGGGGTGACCGGAGTGGCCTGCCAGGTGAGGGTTCCGGCGGTGGCGAAACCTTCCGGGCCATGCTCGACGCTCCCGGCCGTGGCCACCTGGACAGGTAGCCGGTTTCCGGCGGTCGGGTCCAGCAACCACACCGGGCCACCGAGCAGACCGGCGTACAGCAGCGACAGCCACCGGTGTGTGTCCTCGTCAAGGTAGGGCCATGTGAGGCCCCAGGTGCGGCGGATCCCGAGCCGGTCGAGTGTCGGGCGCCCCGTGATTGACCGGTGCAGCCCGCCGGTGCGGACCGGCACCATTTCCGGGGCTCCGCCCAGCGACGGTGACGGCAGTGCCCGTAGCGCGCCGAGCGGCCCCAGCCAGAACACGGATTCGTCCACCGCAATCACCGTTCCTTTCGTTAGCGTCGGGCGTTGGCTGCGTTGACCGTGTTCACCAGTCGTGCAGTCCCCGCCCCGTCGACGCGGAGCCGTGCGCCGTCCAGCGCGAGCAGCACCCCCGCCGTCACGGCGGCCGAGATGGACGCGGCGTCCAATGCGGACGTTCCCGGTGGGAACACCGGCCGGACCTGCACAGCTGTCTGGCCGTTCACCGCCGATGGGGTGCCGGTAGCGGGTGATGTGTCCACGTGCAGGGTGTTGGTGAGGCCGGTCAGGTAGTCCCGGATCTGCGGTTCGCCGTCTTCTAGCCCGGTCAGCAGACCGCGCATGATCAAGCGGCCGTTCCCGGTGAGGAGGACCCGGTCCCGTGCGGGTGGTCCCTTCCACGAGGTGATCCAGTTGGTGAGTTCGCCGAGCCGGTCTTTCACCCAGCCGAACCCGGAGGTGAGTCCGTCGACCAAGCCGCGGATCACGTTCCGTCCGGCTTCCCACAGCAGGGAGCCGAGGTTGCCGAGCGCGCCGAGGATGCGGCCGGGAATGCTGGCGACGAGGTCCAGAACGCCGCCGATGCTGTGCGAGACGATCCCTTTGATCATTCCCCAGGCGCCGGAGACGATGTTCTTCACGCCGGTCCACGCCTGATCCCAGTTGCCCGAGATCAGGCCCGTCACCACGGAGATGATGCCGGAGATCACGGTCAGCGCACCGGAGATGATCTCCACGATCGCGGAGAACTTGCCCTTCACCAGCCCGAAAAGCTCCAGGATGATCGGCATCAACAGCTGGCTGATCTGCGTGATCAGCGGGGTCAGCGCGACGGCGAGCTGGGTGAACAGCCCGGCGGCCTGCACGATCACCGGCAGCAGCGACGTCACCAGGTCCAGCAGCGGCGGCAGCAGCCCGGACACGAGTTGCAGCAGCGGCGGCAGGATCGGCAGCAGCGCGGTCACGATCCCGAGGAACGCTTCCGCCAGCGGCGGGATCACCGGCAGCAGCGCCGCGAGAATCTGTCCGGCGATCTGTCCGAGCAGCCCGCCGACCTCCGACAGCACCGGTGTGGCCGCCTGCAACGCGGTCGACACCACACCGGCGAGTTGCTGGATCGCTTGCACCACAACGGGAAGCACCGGCATGACCGCGTTCAGCGCGGCCAGCAGCACCGAGGTGAACACCCCGCCCAGCGCGCTCAGCACCGGCAGGACGGCCGAGAGAGCTTGCAGCAGCGCGCCGCCGAGCTGCCCGATGATCGGGGACAGCGCGGTCAGCAGCTGCCCGAGCGCCGGCGCCGCGAGCCGCAGCGCCTGCACCAGGAGCCCGCCGAACTGGTTAATCAGCGGCGCGAGCGTCCGCGCGAGTTCCACGAGGGTGGGAGTCAGCTCGGTGACCGCCGCGCCGAGAGCGCCGCCGAGCTGCCCTACCAGCTCCGCGACGGCTGGAGCCAGCGCGCCGACGATCGGGGCCAGCGCGGCAGCCGCCGGAACCAGGACCGCCGCCAACGCCTGGGCCGCCGTGCCCAGCACAGGAGCCAGGGCGGCGAGGACCTGGCCGAGCGGAGCGATAGCGGGGGCCAGCGCGGCGAACGCCGCCCCGATCATCGGCCCGAGCTGCGCGATCGCCGGGGCGATCGAGGTGACGATGGCCTGGCCGAGCGAGACGAGAACCGGCATCAAACCGGATGTGACGGCGTGCAAGCCGTCGAAGATCTGGCCCAAAGCCCGCGCGCCTTCGGCGGAGCGCACGAACTCGGCCATCTGGCCGGTGACGTCGACCAGGACCGTGAGCAGCCCGCCGCCGCCGGTGCTGGCGGCGGAGAACACCGCGAACACGACCTGCCCCAGGTTCTTCAGAACCGTGACCAGGTCACCCACTGCCGACAAACCGGCCGAGAGCCAGTCGCGGAGCTGCCCGGACTCGCGTGCCGCCGCGATGAAGTCGGCGAACTTCTGCGCACCGTCGGCAAGGCCGGAGCCGAAGCCAGGCAGGAACTCCGCGCCCACGGCGGCGATATCGCGCAGCCCTTGCAGGAACGGCTGCACCGCCCGTGAGAGCTCGTGCATGGTCGCCGAGGTATTGCCCAGGATCGCCCCGACGTCAGAGATCGTGCGGCCTTCGCGGGCGAACGCGACGAAGCCGAGCGCGCCGGCGTTCAGCCCCTCGGAGATCCCACCCAAACCGTTCCGCAGCAACGGCAGATACGTGCCCGACAGCGCGGTGATCTCCGAAGCCAGGCCAGTGAACAGCCGCTGCTGCACCTCTTGCCGCAGCCCAAGGAACTCCGGGCGCAGCGCGCGGACCGCGTTCGCGGCCGCCGCCATCGCAGGCGGAAAGTCCTTGATCGCCTCGGCGTACTTCTTCGGATCCTCCTGCTTCAGCGCATCGGAGAACCCGGAGATCCCGAGCTTCAGCGTCTGCATGATCGCCACGGCCGCGAGCCCGGCAGCAGGCACCGCCAGCAGCGACCCCGACGCGGTGGCCGCGACCGACCCGAGACCGCCCAGTGCAGTCACGGCCTGCCCGGCACCGGCCGCCATCGCCCCGTACTTCAAGGTGGCCAGGCCAACCGCGCCCGAGTGCAGCGCTACCGCACCGGTCGCCGCCCGCATCCGGGAGTCCACTTCGGACAAGCCGCGGATACTCGCGCCGACCGACTTGTCCAAGACGACCTTGAGCGTGATGTTCTGGCCGTCGAGACGCCGTTTCAGCGCAGCGAACCGGGTTTCAGCCGGTTCGGCCTCCAGCTCGGCCAGCAGCCGGATCGCGGTCTGATCGCCCTCGCGGGCGGCCACGCGCAGCTGTTCGCGCAGCAGCGCGGTTTTCACCTCGGCCGACAGGCTGACCTTCGGGGCCTGCCCTTCGGCCTCACGGACCTGATCGCGCAGGTGCCGCCCCAAGCCCTGGAGGGACGGCATGATCTTGAGATAGGCGTGAGCAACCGAGGTCACGGACGATCACCCCGCCCGTCTGACAGGTCAGTCGCGCATCCAGAGCGCGATCTCGCGCAGCGACTTCAGTTCCGCACCATCGTGGGCGGGGGCGCTGCTCACCGGGGTGCGCGTGGCGCGCGCGGGCGGGGTCCAGGTGTCGAGCGGGCCAGTGAGCTGGGCGTCGGTGACATCCTGGCCCAGCGCCACGGCTACGGTCGCCCACAACGCCGTGACCCGTCGTTCGACCGTGGCGAGCACGAGTTCAGCGCGGGTCATCGCGCCGTGCGGGTCGTGCACCCGCCAGACCGCCGCGTCCTCGGGCAGGTGCGCCACCAGCGCGCACACTCGCCGGTAGGACAGGAGTCCGCGGTAGAGGTCGAGCAGATCGACCCCGTACCGCAGCAGGTCTGTTTCGAGGGCTTCAGCGGTCGCCTCGTCCGCGAGCAGCAGGGCGACCGTCAGGGGTTTCCCCGCCCCAGCTCCTTCATGACCACAGCCGAGAAGTCTTCGGCGTCGGCGGCTGTGGCGGCCAAACCGCGCCACTGGGTGTACTGGTCAAGCCCGAGAATGAGTTTCAGCGCCGTGAGGTGCTTGCCCTCTTCCTCGGCTTCGAGGGCTTCGAGCGGGAACCGGTCCGGACTGGGCAGGGTGAACCGCTTGCCCCGCCAGGTCACGGCCAAGCCCGCGCCGGGCGAGGCGGGCTTGCCGGTTGCTTCCGCGCGCTGTCGAGTCGCCATCAGGTGGTGTGCTCCTTCGGTGAGGTGTGTTCGGTGAGGACTTGTCGGTGCGGTGTGGATACTGGGACGGCCAGTTCAAGCTGATGAGGGAGACGCACGTGGGCGCGTTGTTGGATGCCACCGCTGAGATGGGCGAATGGTCGGTGGAGGTGCGGCGAGAGTCGGCCTATCTCACCGGCTCGGGCTACAACGACTACGTGTTCGGCGAGGGCCCAGAGCCGCATCATGTGCCGCGTGTGTTGTGGGACGCGGAGCATCCGTTCGGCCCGGCTGACGCTCCGGATGAGATCGTGCGGGCCGTCGCGTTCGCGGTTCCGGCCGAGGACGCGGGCAAGGTGCTCGCCGCGCTGGACCAGATTCTCGCTCATGGCGAGTACGGCAGGTTCATGCAGGAGCGCCAGCCGGAGACCGGTGTGTGGCGGGCTGAGCGGGCCGAGGATTTGGTCCGGTTGCACGGGCCGGTGATTGCGTTCGGGTCGCACAAGCCGTGGGCTTTGCACGGCTCGGTGGAACTGGAATACAGCTCGCTGGCTGAGCTGCGGAACGTCTTGGCTGCGCTGGCTTAGCGTTACTTCACGCGCGACTGGTCCTCGGTGATCACGTCGAGCGCTCCCGTGGTGACCGCAGGTGCCCCGAACAGCACAGCGGGGTCGTCGGTGAGCCACACGGCGATGTAGGTTTTTCCCTTCGGTGGTGCCAGGGCGGAGAACTTCATGCCCCAGCGCGCTTCCTGGGCGCGGCCCCACTGAGCGTCTTCGGTTTCGGACACCTCGGCGCGTGGCAGGTACAGGCGGTGGTGGTAGACCTCAGTGTCGGAGACGTTGTCGATCCAGTCGACACAGAGCGCGCGGACGTCGCCCTTGGGGATGGAGCTGATCTCGGCCCGATAAACCTTCGGGGTACTGGTGCCGACGGCGGCGAATTTCATGCCACCGAAGTACGCGCTGAGGACTTCACCCTTGGTTTCCTGGAACACCGAGGCCACGGTGAGTTCCTGGGATTTGTAGATGTAGCGGGCGGGGGTGAGTTGCTGCCAGTGCTCGGTGCCCTCTTTTTCGACTTTGCGGGCCAGGGTGGTGCCGTCCGGGGTGGACAGCCCGAGACCGACCCATGGGGCCGCGAGAGGTGCGATCGGGTCGGCGGGTTCGGGGGTGTCGGCTGGCGCGAGCGACACCTCACCGGTACCGGGGACGCGGACGAGCGCGGAATTCATTGCCATGTAGGGAAACCTCAAATGGTGGGGGTGCGCGCGAAGACAGCGGCGGCGCAGGTGGCCAGCGGTGCGGCCGTGTGTGGATCGATCCCCGCGAGCGGCGCGGCGATTGGTTCGGCTCGGATGATGGGGCTTGGCGGTGCGGGTGCGCAGAGCAGGCCGAGCGCGAGCGAGGCGAGGGCCTTCGAGGTGTGCGGGCTGTGGTGCCAGGCGGTCAGCCGGATGACGGCACGTTGCACGGCGGGCCAGGTCCAGGTGTGGCCGTCCTCGGCGACGAGCAGCCACGGCAGCGACGGCGGTCCGCCGTCCGGCCCCGCGCCGGTCTCGGTCGAGACCTGGACCCGTTCGGCGACCGCGAGGCCCTGGCCGGCGAGCAGACCGCGCAGGCGCCGCACGACCAGCCCGGCGACGTCGACCGGCACCGGCACAGGACCTGTCACGTCCCGTCGTCCTGTTCGCTCTCGACCGACAGGCCCGCGGTTTCCGCCGCGCGTTTGAGCAGCCCGTAGCGTGCTTCCATCCCGAGTCCGGCGGGGTGGCGGATGGCGACCGACCAGCCCACACGGTCGGTGTCTGGGTCGGAGTAGACGTCGATCGGCAGCGGCTCACCCGAGGTCACCACATGCCCGGACGCGCGGACGGTCTCGCCGACCTTTTCAGCAACGGCCCGGATCTCTTGCTCGAACTCGGCCGAGTGCAGGAGTTCCGCGACGGCGGCGTAGTCGATCGTGACGCGTTCCAGGGCCATCTGTTCAGCCCTCCACGTGGGTCAGGGTGAGTTCGTAGTGGACGTAGCCGAACCGCGGTGACCACCGCGCCGGTTCCCCGGACACCTCGAACGTCCGCCCGTCCCACTCGATTCGTTCCCGCGCGGTGACCGGTACGGCGGTGAACGCCCGCCAGCCGGTGACCACTGCCTGACGGCCGGGCGCGGCCGGTTCGGTCGAACTCCCCGGCTGAACGAGTCCGGCCACGGTCCGCCGAGGTGCGTCCGGGCCGTAGGTGAGCCGAGGTACCGGGTTCTCGTACTCGTCCGGCTGCGGGGCCGGGGTGACGACGATCAAGCGATGCGGGAAACGCACGAGGGTTCACCGCCTCACACAGTCCAAATGGTGAACGCCGCACGGGGTGCCGGGACTGGTGCGCGCAGCAGGGCCAGTTCGTCTTCTGTGAAGTACAGGCCGCCCCCGGCATGGGCGGCGGTCCGGGAATGCCCGCCGACGGTTTCGGAGGTGTTGCCGTCCGCCGGGGACGCCAGCGCCCGCAGGACCGCCGTGCAAATGACACCGGGAGCGGTGTCCGGCGGTGGGTCCGACAGGTCGGGAACCTCGTGCCGGACCCACGCGGAGGCGTCCTCCAGGAGCACGGCGGCACGGGCTTCCTGCTCGGTGGTCAGCGGGGCTTCGGATCGTTTGCGGACGTCGGCGACGGTCGCCAGCGGCGGAAGGGACACGAGGTGATCACCTCCCGCCACCGGCTGGACGTGCTCAGCTGTCCGGACCGTCCTTCGGCGGACGTCCACCGGCCGCGCGGACCCCGACCTCGGACGGCAGTTTCTTGAGCGCGTCGGCGGTGGCCTTGTCGGTGACCTCTGCCTCACCGTCGACGAAGGTGACGCCGAGGTCGTGCACGGTCAGCCCTGGATACTTCGTGCTGGTGAACTTCATCAGGCACCCGCCACGGTCAGGCCGGTGATCTTGCCGTGGGCGTTCTCCGGCCCGTACTCCAGCCCGATCTCGCCGTAGATCTGGGCCTTGTCCACCGAGCCGGTCTTGGCCAGGGGTTCGGAGAACAGGAAGCCCTTGCCGGGCGTCTCGAGCAGCACCGGCGCGCACTGGTCCAGGGACACCACTTCGACGGCATCGGCGGGCATGTAGCGGTTGAGCATCACGTTCAGCGTGCCGAAGTCGGTTTCGATGGTCGTCAGGGAGACTCCGGCGACGTTGCGGGTCTGCTCGCGGTAGTTCTTCTTCGTGATGAACTCGTTCGTCAGCTGCCGTTTCTGCCACGCCCCGCACATCAGGGTCGCGGTCTCCGACACCTGGATACCGCCGCTCGTCCAGACCTTTTGCAGCAGGTCCAGCACCATCGCTTCCGTCAGCGGCGCGGGGGTGGCGTTGGTGATCACGTTCGTCTTGGTCGCCTCCAGGATCCCGCGCGTCTTGCGCACCTTGGAGTTGTCGGTGGGCTCCTGGAACGTGCCGGTGATGAACCCGGCTTCGACGTCGCGGCCGATCTGGATCAGCGCCTGACGGGTCTGCCAGTCCATTTCGTTCACGACCGGGTTCGTGCCGCCGATCGACGCCGCGTTGGGGTTGGCCGAGCCGGTGCTCGCGAACATCTGCTGGGTGGCCTGGCGGGTGTAGGTGACGCCGATGGTTTCCTGGTGGATCTCCAGGACGTTGCGGTCGGTACCCCGAACGCGGGTGTCCGGGCTGGGCGCGTCCGCGCCTTCGGCACGCTGCCGGTTCGCGTCCGGGGCGCGCAGGTCGTAGACCTGCCAGGTGTGCACGACGGCGTTGGCGCGCTTGCCGCCGGTCAGACCACCGATGGCGGACAGGAACGGAGTGTCGGTCGGAGTGAGGGCGAACAGTTCGCCCACGAAGTTTGGTGCGTTGTAGGTGTTGGCGATCGCGGCCACACCAGGCATAACGGTCTCCTAAAGGTGTACAGATGGTGTGCCGCCGGTGCGGCCGGGAACAAGCGCGGCTAGCGCTTCTGAGCTGCCTGTTCGGCGAGGCGCTGGTTCTTCAGCGTGATCGCGGTGGCCCAGTCGCCGCGCTTCTCCGCGTCGGCGATCTGCGAGTCATAGCCCGCCGGGCCGGACTGCCGCGCGCCCTGTGACGGGTCGGGCGCAGGCCGGCGAGGACCGGCCGGTTCACCGGTCCGGGCCAGATGCGGGCGGGCGAGGAGAACCGCGGCGAGGTCGGCCGCAATGGCGGTGGTGTCGATCTCGCCATCGGTGCTGACGTAGCGGTCGCGGTCGTCGAGGTAGCGGGGCGCGTCGGTCGGATCCGCCCACCCGGATGCGGCGGCGCGGATTTCCGCGTCCACCGCCCGCCGCCGCAACACGGCCACCTGTTTCTCGGCGGACTCGGCGCGCTTGGCGGCTTTCTCTGCGTCGGTCTGCTGCTCGGCCTCGATCGCGTCGAGCTTCGCCACCTTCGCCTTGTGGTCTTTAGCGGCCTTCTCGGCCTTGCTCAGCTTGGCCTGAGCCTGCTCGAACAGGGCCTTGTAATCCACTTCGGCGGCCGGTCCGGCCTCGGCCGGTGTGCTGGTCTGCCCGGTTTCGGGCGGGGTCGTGCTCGGCCCCGGCGGGGTCTGCGAGGTGGGGGCGTTGTCGCCGGGTACGCGGGAATCAGTCACTACCTGTCCTCATGGAGATGCGCTGAGTGCCACAGAGGCACGTATGAAAAACTCGTGGCGTGAACGCCAAGCCGACGCGAACCCAGGCCGCTGTGGCCGTCCTTGGCGCGTGCTCGGTCGGAGCTCAAGTCGTCGCCGGTGCCAGCAACGGCATCACCGCGTGGCAGCTCACCTGGATGCTGGCCGCCATGATCACGTTCGCAGGCGGCGCGATTGCTGCTGCACCTTCAAAAAAAAGCCTTTAAAACGACGATGTTTGCTCCGTAGTTTGCGTTACAAAGCCGCCACGGAAGCGTTCTGAACAGCGCATGTGACCATCTAGCTATGGCTTGTTTGAGACTTTGACACGCGGAAGTAGCGCGTCCGCCAAGATCCATTGTCGGTGTGGCGTGCCGCCCGAGCCGGGTGTTCCGAGCGTGAAGCTAACCCAGCCGACCCAGTGACCGGTGGTCGTTGCGATCCAGGCGCTGAGCGTTCCCGGAACCAGGCCAGTGAGGTCCAGTCCATCGGGGACAGACCCCTTGGGCGTCCCGATCGGAAAGACGTGGCGCAGGTCGACCCACACGGGTTGACCTGGGTCAACCGTGTGCAGGTACGGCACGCCTCTGCGATCGGACATGTGTTCGATTATGCAACGCCCTCCGGTGGCAGGCTATACGGCCTGAGCTGCGCTGATACGTCGCGCGCCTGGTATGTCCACGCTGGCCAGCCAGCGTTACGACGCGCTTGCCGGTTCGCGGAACTGCACCGCCAGCGCGGGCCGAAGCCGTGATCCGGCAAGCACGCTCGGCCGGTCCTGTTCCTGACGGTCCGGCAGCTCTGCGGGATCTCGATCCTGCGTCGAGCCGTTCTCGGTCGAAGCATCTCGGTCGCCGTGCTGGGTGTTGACCTCGCGGTCCTCGGTCTCCATGTCGCGGATCTGCGCGTCGGAGTAGCCGAGTGCACGGCGGGCCGAGCGACGCGGCAGGAGCTTGTCCGCCGAGTACAGCTTCACCACGCCGTCGGCCTGCGCGGCGAACGTCGGCGTAGCCGGATCGACCCACTGGGTTTCGACCCGTAGCGCCTCGTCGGGCACCTTGCCGTCACGCACGTGCAGGATGCGCTGCGCCACGCGGTTCCAGCCGCTGCCGAACGAGCGCTGCCGCCGCTCGGCCCGTTTGATGTGACGGGACTCCGACGACCGGATCCCCTCCGCGCTGGCGGGGTTCTCCGTGCTGTAGCCGAGGAAGTGCGGCGGGAGCCCAGACAGGCTGGCCACGAGACGGGCCAGGGTGTTGAGCGTGTTGTGGAAGTTCGACAGGTCGGCTTCGGGGAACTGCCCGACCGCCACCCCGTCATCCTTCGGCGATTTCGAGGACGCCCAGAGAACGCCGGCGACGGCCTCCCACGGAGTGAGCGGGTTTCCCTTGCTGTCAACGAAATCGTCCTTGTCGAAACCGAGCGCGTACCGTCTCGGCATCGCGTGGAACTCCGCGCTCACCATCATGTCGGTGGCGATCTTGCAGGCCGCGTCCGACAGCGGAAGGACGCTCGCCAGCTCCGAGCGACCAAGCCGCGGGGGCGCGCTGCGGCGCCGCCGCGTGCGGGGCCGGTTCACCAGCGGCACGACGGGCACGACGCCCATGCCGTGCCCGTCACGGTCGGTCTCTTCCCAGACCCCGCCGCCGTTGTCGGAGGAGTACCAGATGGTTTCGTTCGGCAGGTACAGCGTGGCGTAAGCCTCGGACTGGTCCCCGTCGCCGTCCTCGGAGAACTGCCGCTTCAGCGCGGCCCGGACCTCGCGGGTACGCGGGTCAATGTCCACATGAACGTCGAACGGGGACTCGACCGTCACCAGCGGCATCGACGGCCGGGCCTCGTTCGTGCCGACGATCGCGAAGGACCGGCCGAGCACCAGGGCGTCGATGTGCGCCTGCTCGGAGTGCAGTCCCAGTTCGTTCGCCGCCCAGATGTTCCACAGCTCGCGGTCGGCGGCCTGCTCGCCGCCGAGCCGGAACCCGGTCACGTCGAGGCGCTCATCGAGTGAGTCCACGACCAGCTCAGGCCAGTTGATCACGACCTGGCGCACGCGGGTGTCCAGGCGGCGCAGCAGCTCCGGGTGCATGTACGACAGCGACTGCTCGCCCTCGTAGTAGGCATCGAGGATTTCCAGACCCGGGATCTGCGCGTCGTGCTGGCGAGTGATGCGGGTGATCCACTGTTCAGACGTCAGCTCAGCGAGGTTCACAGCCACGGCGACCTCCGTCCGTCGCGTTCAGCCCATGACGACCATCCGGCCGGACTTCTTCGGCTTCTGGCCGCGCAGCCGCCACCCGGAGACCGCCATGGCGGCGGTGGGTACCGCGTCGATGCGCTTGCCGGTCTTCCCGCGCTGGGGTTTGTCGGGTCGGATGAGGTCGGGTTCTCCGGGTGGATGGCGCACCTCCACGGAGTCGAAGCAGAACGCCGCCACGGGATTGCCGTGGTGCGACCACGAGCGGGAGCGGGTGAGCGTCATGAGTTCGGTCATGCCGTGGGTCATTCCGCGGAACGTCTGCGGCACCGGATACATCGGTACTCGCGTGACCCGTTCCAGGCGCTGGCGGACGGGTTCGCCGCTCCACTCGTCGTAGTTGATATCGGCGACCCGCAGCGCCGCGCAGTCGGCGGCGACGTCGGCCTCGATCACCTCGTAGTCGATGACCTCGCCGGGCGTGGTGGTGATCCACCCTTGATCGACCCACTGAGAGACACGGTGGTCGGTGTGCTCGTCGAGGAAATCCACTCCGGCCTCGGGCAGCCAGAACCGCCACAGCGCCGAGACGTGGCCGTCGATGCCGTCCGGCACTATCAGGCACCAGGCCGTCAGGTCCAGCTTGGACGCAAGGTCCAGCCCGCCCCACGCTGGCCGGCGAGCAACCAGCTCCCGCAGTCGCGCCGGTTCGGCGAACTCGGTTCCGGTGCACGCGATGTAGAGGTGCATGGGCATCCACCGCGTGGACTGCGATACCCACTGATTCAGCCGGTACTGCCGGAAGCTGTTCTCCCGCGCCGGGTCGTTGCGCGCTTCCAGCGCTTCTTCGCGCAGCGCGGCCAGGGAGAGGAAGTCCCCCAGGGCGGGGTTGGCGTAGTACCAGTTCGCTTCGTCCCAGGGGTCCGCGTCGGCGGGCAGGTTGCGCAGGTAGACGAAGCGGTGCGGTGCGCGGGACGGGTCTTCGGCGATCTTCACGCACTCGTCGTGCTCGGACTTGGCGAAGCTGGTGGGGTCGTTGCCCGCCGTCGTGGCCGCGAGCAGCAGCGGTTGCACGCGGGTTCCCATGCCGGTCCGCAGCGCGGCCCACAGGTCACCGTTCGGCTGGGTCAGGACCTCGTCGAAGATCACGCACGACGGGTTTGACCCGAGGTTGCCCAGCGCGTCGGCCGCGACGACCTGATAGACCGAGTTGGTTTTCTCGTCCACGATCCGGGCGGCGTGCTCGACCACCCGTAGCCGTTTCGACAGCACCGGGGACAGCGCGACCATGCGGGCGGCGACGTTGAACACCAGCCGCGCCTGGTCCTTGTCGCGGGCAGCGCCGTAGACCTCGGCGGACTCGACGCCGTCCCCGACGAGCATGTACAGCGCGACGAACGCCAGCAGCTCGGACTTGCCGTTCTTCCGCGCGAGTTCGATCCAGCCGGACCGGTAGCGGCGGACGTAGGTCTGCCACTCCGGATCCCACCGGACCTCGCCGAACAGCGGCCGGACAATGTCGTCGCGCTGCCAGTCGGCGAGGATGAACGGGGTTCGTGCCCACCGGTCTTTGGTGTGCACGCAGATCTCTTCGGCGAACGCCTGCGCATGGTCGGCGCGCTGGTGGCAGAGGTGGTCGCCGCGTTGGCGGCAGGCACGTCCGTCGAACGACCAGCCGCACACCGGAAGCCGCGGGGCCTTCGGCGTGCCGGTCTTGGAACTGGGTTTCCGCGTGCGGGAACGGGGTTTAGGAGAGGAGGCGGCCCGCGTCGCCCGAGGTCCCGCCATCGGCGCTCACCTCGGCCTTAATCGCCTGCCGGTCCGACGGAGTCAGCCCAAACCGCGCCGCGAACGTCAAGAACGTGCGCTCAGAATCGGCCTGCACCTTCAACGCCGGATTCGGCACCAGGCCACCGCCACCAGGCACCAGGAGCGCCGAGCCGTTCACCAGCGCGGTCGCCACGGCATAGCGAGCCAACGCCTCGCACAGCACACCGAACGCGTCGACGTCCCACGCGGTCAGCACCTTGCGGGTGATCATGCTCGGCGCGAGCCGATCCCAGACCGCCCGCCCCTTCTCCGACAGCCACTCCGGCGGCACGACCTCCACTACAGGCGGCACCGGCTCCGCATCGTTGATCCGGTCCTTGCGGTCACCGTGCAAAATCCGCAGCGAGGTTGGCTTCCCCGCAGGTCCGCGCTTTCCCATGTGGCAACCACCACCAGCGGGACGTGTAGCGAGCAACGCTTTAGTCTTACGAAAGACTAGTCAAAGACTAGTTCTGAACTAGTTATAGAGACGCGTACTAGTCCAGGTTTAAACCCGAAGAGTAAGCAGACTTAAGATCCTAGTGTGGCTGTAGCTTATAAATTACACGCCAACTTAGCTGTCAACTAGAAGTTACATCGACCTTAGCGTCAACCAAATCTAACATCGCAGAGAGCAAACTTGTTGCGCTGCAACAAGTTTGCACCGTCGGGAACGACCCCGCGTCACCGGGCCGTTTGGGGTCGGTTATTCTCGTGCGCGGCGTCACTCGCTTCGTGGTCTCCTCGTTCTCGATCGTCCGGGGTAGGCGATCGGAAGATCGGCAGATCGCCGGAAAGGAGAGAACACGAATGAGTGAAAGCCGAAAGGATGGAGACGGCTCCGGTGAACCACCGCCGGACAAGTGTCGCGGCTCGTCGCCGGAGAAAACCGGTGGCCCGCCGTTGGATCACGTCTCCAGTCGGGACAAAAATCCCAACTGGAGACGCAACCTCATCACGGTGACCCAGCTCCTCAAGGTGCTGGCTGACCTGGCCCACGAGTTATGGAGACTGCTGGGCTAGGCAGGAGGCGGCGTTCGTCCTAGACGAACGTCGCCCTCACCTGGGTTATTGCTGCTTTGACACTTAAGTGTCAAAGCAGCAATGGCCTGAGACTACCGCGTAGTTACGCGTAGCCCTCACGGCGCCCTAACGCTGGGCGCTGCCGCTAGAACTCAGCTAGAGCCGCTCGACGCCTTGCCGCGCCCCTTCGCCTTGGGGGCGGTGGTGGCCTTCTTGCGGGCGGCTCCGCGTCGCTTGGCTGCGGCGGCGGTCTGTCGCTTGCGTGGAGGCATTCAGTTCACCCCCTCTCGGTGTCGTCGGGTTCGGGCATCGTGACGCCGAGCAGTTCCGCGGTGGCGTAGCCGTCGAGGTACTTGTCCCCGATGACGACGAGACCGGCGGCGGAGAGGAAGGCGTCCTTGTCGTCCTGGCTCTTGAAGCAGACGCAGAACCAGTACTCGCTTTCGGTCGCGAGCTGCATCCGTTCCAGCTCGCGGGCGGTGCGTTCGCGGAAGCCGCGGTGCAGCGCGTCGAGCTCGGCGCGCGCGTCGTCCTCTTCGTCGCCCGTGTATTCGACGCCGGCGAGCGGATCGGGGTCCGGCTCGGCCGTGAGCAGGGCCAGCACGTCGTCATTGGACTTCATGCCGGACACGGACGACGACATTTTGAGCTGCGCGAGCAGCGCGGCGTTCGGATCGTCAGCGGGTGAGGTCATGGCGCAGCAACTCCAGCTCGGCGAGGGGGAACCAGTCCAGGACGCGGGCGTAGTCCTCGGGTGCGTGACGGCTCAGCGGTTCGATGAACCGGTAGTCCAGGCCGTCGAAGGATCGGCCGTACCACTCGTAGTCGATCGGCAGCGGGCAACTGTGCCGGGTGATCGCGGCCCGGACGTCGGCGATTTGCCAATCCCAGATGGCCGAGACCTTGCGCGTGTCCTGGCGGATCGGGCCGTGGGTGGACATGGCCATGCGACGCATCGGGCTGTCGGTGGCCCGGACGCCGTCGACGTTCCACGCGTCGGCGGGCAGGCCGACGTCCTGGCGCAGCGTCGCGGCCACGTCCTCGTAGGTGAACTCCGTCAGCCCGGCCGCGTCGATGATCCGCCACCGCTCAGGCGGGCAGAACACGTAGTTGACCAGCCACCGGTAGAGGCTGGGGTGGGGCAGATCGTAGATCTTCTGCCCGAAGAAGTCCTCATACATCTTGAGGCTGTCGGCGACGAACTGCAGGCCGGGCACGCTGTAGAGGTGATACGGCACCACGGGGATGCCGCGTTCACGCAACGCCAACCACGCGCTCAGCGAGTCCTTACCTCGGGAGAAAGCGAGCAGAACCGGTTTTCCCTCGGCCTCCATCTCGCCGAGGATGCTGTCTGACGACGGCAAGCCGTCGATGGTGATCACGGGCACCTCCGTAGCTCATGGCGGGCACCGAGTGCACGAATGTGCACCAGGGCAACGGTTTCTCCGGTCTCAGCCGTCCCGGTCGCGGCGGACGATCTTGCCGACGCCGGACGCCGAGAGCCGCGCGGGCACTGCGGTGTCGCGGTAGGACTCACCCGCCGCTACCAGCTCGATGACCAGGCGATTTCGTTCCGCGTGCCACGCGTCCGCCTGCTCGGCGGCGCGCTCCAGTTCGTGGGCGAGGTCAGCGCGCCGCTGCTCGGCGCGAGCGATCGGGTCAGACGTAGGGGAAGGGGCGCTCAAAACCTGGCACCACCCCTCCGGGGTTCAGGGGCTTGTGCGCCGAGACCTCGTCCAGGGGACCTCCCCCTGGGGTCGCAAGTGGACGGTACGCGCCCTGCCCGAGACGCGGCCGTCGATATCGCGAAACGTTCAGCGCTGGTTCCAGCCGCCGCGCGTCGTGCCGGTGAGTGCAGTGACTCGGCTGTGGCAGCGGGAACACAACCCTCTCCCATGCACCGGGTTGTCAGGGTCAAGGCCAGCAACCACAAGGTCTCTGCGGATCAGTGGCCAATGATCGGCCACTGTGGACGGTTCAGTGCATTCAGTCTCGGCATGGTGCGGACAGGTTGTGCTGTCACATCGGCAGACAGGGTCACGAGCGAGGACGCCGGGCCTGAACCGGGATCTATGAGCGCCGGAGTACCCCCGCTGCGCAGAGGTGCCGAAGGCCGCTCGGGCTCTCGATTTGCAATCGGGGCAACGGCCGCCGGTCCGGGTTGAATTTGAGCAGCCGACACCGGTACAGGGACGCCGTGGGCGATCAGGCAAGCCACGCCCCTTTGGAACTGCCGACGAGACCATTGTCAATACCTCTAATTAGTCCAATCGGGTGAACTTTTCCGGAATTCTTGATTTAGTTTCAGATTGCCTGACACTCTCAATTTTGTTCGGCAGGGGTTCAGCAAAACCCCGAAATCGAAAGGTGAACCAATGAACGACGAAAAGCCAACACGTGAGTATGGAAGCAGATACAACGCGACCGCCAGTCTCGTAGATCTGCCCGTCTTGGCGGAAAGAATCCTCGCAGACCTGGGCGAGGAGATCTGGGCTTTGCGGCGCGAGGCGGCCGCTTCACTGTGGGCGCGCTCCAATGGTGCCGCTTGCCGAATCGAATCGAGCCTTCACGTCGAGGAAGGTGAATTGCTGCGCCTTTACATCGCGGGCATCCCGGACTCAAAGATCTTCGCGAGCATCGGCACTGACAGGTATAGCGATTGGGCGAACTCGCTGATCTACCAGCTGTCCGAGATGCTGGAGCTGTACAACTGGCGCAACCTGCAAGACCTGTCAGATCGACGCTTCAGGGCGAGCATCGTCCTCGTCAGCGAAGACGATCACCGCGATCCCGCGTGGACAACTGGGGTTGTCCGGAAATTCTGAGTTATTCGATCTCCCGATTTGGTGCAGCAACACCGAATCGGGACCAGTGAAAGGTGAACCGTGTCTTCTCTTCTTTTGCCCAATCATGCCGAGTGGGTGCAAGCTAGGTCGTTTGGCGACCGAGTGTTCGCCACTGGCAACATTCGCCGCTTGTCAAAGTTGGCGCGCTGCATCGTGGATGACATTCAGGACGAGTATGCGGAGGCGTTTCCGCTCGTTTCTCGGCAGCGTTTCGGTGTGAACGCCTGGGTGTACGACGGCCGCTTCGTGGACTTCGAGGTGTCCGGCTTTCGTGACGCGGAGCTGGCGGAACCCGAATTCGTGATGGCCGCCCGCGAGGATTTCGCGGCTTTCGTGTCTCGTTACAACTGGACCCGCGAGGGTGTCGAGGATGACCGCCGGTTCTTCGGCGCCGAGGTCTTCCTGTGCAACGAGGCCGAGCAGGACTTCCGACAAAAGCGCGGGAAGGTCTGGATTTACCGGTCGTGGCGGCGCCTGCTCAGTCCGCGGTTTCAGCCGTTCCTGCCCCTCGCGACCGCCTGACTCGACCACGTAACCCATCCTGATGTGACCGTGCCCCCGGTCAAACGGTGCAGCAACACCTTCCGGGGGCACGGCGCGGAACCCAGAAAGGCAAACCGAAAATGAGTTCCGACGCTCAGTATCGTAACGCAGAACGCCTACTCCAGGGCGTCACACTGATCCGGGCCGCCCGCCAGTCGTTGGCCAGAGAGACGGCAGCGGCGGTTCGCGAGGACCCGGAGCTGCGCGAGGCCCTGTACGAGTGGTTCAACAGGGACTGGCAGATGGTGCGCATCCTGTATCTGATCGCCGTGGGCTACTCCGGCACGCCCACCTTCTACCGGGCAACCACATCCACCGATCAGCGTGAAGCCAGCTTGTTCGGCATGATCGAGTTCCACTCCGGCTCAAGGGTGTACGTCCTGACCCCGCAAGGGCGCACGGCTCTCGACCGGTGGACCGAGCTCATGGAATGGCTCAAGGAACACCCGCGTTTCGCGGACCTCTGGGCGCGGGTGACCGTGGTCTAAGACGCGAAGGCTGAGGCCGGCGACGGGAAGGGGCAAGAAAGGTTCTGGCGCCCTCCCGTCGTCGGCCTTTCGCGTGTTCGGCGCATCGACCCATCGACGGGAGATGATGAGGGAGGATGGAACCATGAACGCGCCGTCGCAGGGCCTGACCGCCCAGGAACGCAAGGCCCGCCGGGAACGTCAGTTCGCCCGCGTCGACGGGCTCCGCCGCCAGCTCGCGGACGCGGAAGACGAACTGCGGGCCATCGTGGTCGATGATCGCCGCGCCGGAGTGCTCACGAAGGATTTGATCGCGGACACCGGCTGGTCGCACGACACGATCGCGACCATTCTCAAACGCGCCGGAGTGGTGGGCGGCAAGAACGCGCCCCGCAAGCCTCCCGCTGGCTCGTAGTCCCTGACCTGCGGGTTTCACCCATTTGGCCTAGTTACTAGTATCAGGTGCCCTGAGACTATGGAGGGGTTGGATTCACGGGTCTGGCTGGTGCAGCAACACCGGTCAGACCCCGGAGGAAAGGCAACCTGTTCATGTCTAGTGCGGTGAAGGCTGCCCCGGAGGCAGCTAGCAAGGCTTCTGAGGCCCCTGTAGCGGCTCCTGTCCTGCCCAAGGTGAAAGATGCCTGGTCGGCCCTGGCAACGGCGGTCAATGGTTCCAGGACCCCTCTGGAGCTTCTGGGCAAGGCTGGCCTGAAAGGCTGGGATGTTCGGCCGGAGCCGGTGTTTGCCTGGGTGCCCACCGGCACGTGCAGCGAGTGCGGGAAGCAGGTGGGGACGAAACACGCGGCGAAGTGTTTCCTTGGCGGGGTCGAGCCCGGCGAGGAGAGTGACGGCCTGGTGGACGCCGACGACACCACGGAGTCAGTGGAGGTCCCCGGCTGGTATGCGCTGGTGCGGAACAACCCTGAGACCGGGGGTATCGAGTCGATCGGGGCGGTGGCGCGTGAGTTCACGCCGGAGTCGTTCGAGCGCCGCGCGGGCGTCCTCGCGGAGATCGCGAAGGAGCTCAAGGCGAAGTGTTCAGCCGCAGGTCCGTTGTGGAACAACACCGGGGCGTTCATGTCGCTGCGGATGCCCGAGCCGATCAAGATCGGCAAGGTCGACCAATTGGAGCTGAGGATTGTATGTCTCGCCTCGCTGACTCCCGGTCGCCAGTCGGTGATCAAGTTCTCTGTTGTGCGCTCGGCCTCGAACACGGTGCAGCCCATTACGTTGCCCGAATCCCAGATGGGTGCCGCCTTCTCCGTGGGTATGGACGGCTCCCACGTCAAGGCGATCACGGGTTGGGCGGAATCCGCTCCGCAGCAGATCGCCGAGGTGGCCAACAAGCTCAAGGCCAAGCGCATGACGCTGGCCGAGTTCGAGGCTGTGTGCGAGAAGCTGTGGACGTCTCCGGCAGAGACGGCGAACACGTGGCTCAAAGAGCAGCATGAGCGCCGGAAGGCCATGCTGCGGGTGATCTTCAACGGCGATTTGGACATGTTCGCGGGCATCGGCAAGACCCGCTGGGGCGCGCTTCAAGCCATCCTCACGGTTGCACAGCACTTGCCGCACGTCGAGCTCAAGAACGACGACGACCCCGCCGAGACCGCGCGGGCACGCGCGGAGTCGACCTTGTTCGGACCGGCCGCCAAGCTGTGCGCCTCGGCGTTCGAGAAGCTGGCGGTCTGACATGCCTGAACTTGACCCGCAGACCGTGAAGCTTCCGAGGATCCCTCGTCAGTACGTCGACTCCTACGACGGTCACGAGTGGCGCGAGAAGGCGACGGAGTTCGGCTGGTACGTCCCCGGCTCGTGGGGGCGTGGCGGCTGGAACCTTGGGAAGTGGCCGTATATGCAGATCGCGTTGTGGGACAGCTTCGAGACGATGGTCTACGCCTTCGTGGTGTACATCGAAGGTGATCTGGAAGTCCACGCCTACAACACGCCGATTGGGCGCGATGGGGCGGTGACCGAGATCGCGGCCCGGTGGTGGCGGGCGGGCTGGGCGGACGGGCCGGATGATGTGCCCGAGTCGGGGTACCTGCCTCACCACTACGGCCCTTATCGGCCCTAGCTGCACTGAACGGCAACAGCCCCAGGGGGCCGGATTCCCGGCCCCCTGGGGCTTTCCCGGCTCTCCGGGGCCTCTAGGCGGCCCGGAACAGTCGGAGGTTTGAGGGGGTTGTGCGGACAGCGGCTCACCGCGTGCGGCCTGCTCAGTGAGGGATGCCGGGGCCAGCGTCCGGTGGCCGCTGTCCGCACATGAAGAAGGCCCCGCGCCGGAGGGGGAGGGAGCGCGGGGCCTTCAAGAAAGCTGACTACTTGGTGGGTATAGCTCCGCCAAGCCCTGCCAGTATCGCTGGTTCGTGATCATCGTGTCAAGGCTATTCACAGTCCAGGGCAAGGGTTTCCGCCCGCTGGCTGGCCAGCACCTGGCCGAGATGTGCCCAATGTTCCAGTCCCCAACGCGAATCGCAGGCCGCGCACACCGTCTCCACTCGGTCAGTGTCCACAGAGAGCGCGGGTCGGCGCAGCCATTCCTGTTCGGTGTCGGACCACACGAGAACCGTTGTGTGTTGGCAGGTCGGGCACGCGTGCCCGCGCAGCCGATACGCCGGAGCGGGATTGAGCACCGACCTGCCAGCGGCAACCCACCGCTCTGCCTCCTGGGCCGCGAAGGCGAGGTAATCGACGTCCTCCAGCTGCCAGGACCCCGCGTGCGAGGCCCACAACCTCAGCTGTCCGGCGAGAGACGGTCGCGCGCCGGTTCCGAAGAGATCGTGTCCCAGAGCCGCCAGCGCACTCCGGAGGGTCTGACTGATCTCGGCTACCAACGCGAGCGCGTTCAACGATGCGGGTGGCCGTGATCCTCGCGCGGAACCGCCCGTGCGCTCGGTGCCCGGCTGGGTCGCGGTCACCAGCTGGTCGATCAGGCACGGTGCCAGAGCGCGTTCCACGGCTCCGGAGTCGCGGAGCAGGGTGTGCATGTTCGGCTGGATGAGTTGATCGATCGCGGCGTCGAAGGCCAGCCGCGCGGCCAGCGGGTCGGCTTGATGCTCCTCGGCCGTGTGAGGGGTGAGGGTGCTGGTCATCGGGTGGTCTCCTGTTCGGGGGTGCCGTTGGCGCGCTTGAGTTCGGCTTGGGCGCGGCGGAGGCGGGAGGGGTGCATCCGGTGCACGGGGTCGCGCATCTCCCGGACACCCGCCCGGTTGCGCGAGAGCGGCCCGCACACCGCCCAGGCCCGTGCCTTGCAGAATGGGCAGGCCACGGATCGAGCGAGATCGTGATCCGGGTTGCGTTTCCAGCCCATCGCCGCGTACACCGCTCGGATTCCGAGCATCCCGGCTTGCCGGTAGTAGTCGCGGGTGCTGGCGCGTGGTGAAGCCGCGGACTGAACCGGCGCGGGTTCGCCCGTAGCGCGGTCGCGGGCCGCGTCGCACCGACCGGCGATCTCGGACGGTGTCGCCCGCCGCGCGGCTGGGCCGAACGCGGCGAAGGCACGATGACACTCGGCGAGGCTGTAGCCGGCGAGGCCGGACTCCCAAGCCGAGACGACGTCCTCCGACGCGTGTACGCCGGTGTGCCGGATCAGCAGGCCGCGCACGTCGGAGCGGCTCATCACCGCGTGCAGCGTGCTCACGCGATCGCCTGATCGAGTGCGGCGTCGAGGATCGCGGTCAGCTGGTCGGCGTCCGCGTGCTGCGGCTGAGCCTGCCGCACGAGCAGGCCGACCCCGTGTTGTTCGTCCTCGGCGATCGCGGCTGAGCGCAGGCTCTCGAACCGGTCCACCATCTCCGCGTCCCAAGCACGCTTTTTCGGATCGGTCGCGATACGGGCCGCACGCATCCGCTCCCCGACGAGCATCGGCAGGAAGGTCGGCGGCAGCGCCTTGCCTGACCAGGCCGCCAAGCCCGAGCCGATCACGTTGCTGCCGATGCCTTCTCGAATCAGCGGGATCACCTGCGCCACGAGCTGGGCCCGGACAGGTGCGGGCACCGACGAGCCATAGAAGTCCACCAGCCGCTCGGCCTCGGCCCGTCGACGCCGACGCACCGAGCCCGGCGGGGCAGCGCCCGCGGAATCGCCGGGGCTGTCCTCTTGCGCCGCCGGGGTCTCGGCTGCTATCCGCGTCGCGCGGGCGCCGTGCGCGTCACGCGCGGGTAACCCCACTTTCTCACTACGAGAAACGAAAGAAGGTTCTCCAGTCTCCCGCTCCCTACTCCCTTCTCCCAGGTCCTTCGCCGAAGGGTTCAGCGAAGGGGTCGCGGAAGGGTTCGCCGAACCCCGTGAGCTGGGCGCGGGCCGGTCGATGCCAGGTGTGATCGCCCCGCCGGAGTCCGGTTCGGACGCTCCGTCCTGGTGTGGGGGTCGGCCCGCCGGCGAGGGGCGGCCGGACGGGCGGACCGTCATGGCGGCCTTGACGACCGGTGGCAGCTCAGGCGCTCCGGCCTCCAGTTCGTTCGCCGCGATCGCCGGGGCGGGGCCGGTCACGTGCGCGGGCAACCGCCGCAGTTCGGCGGCGAGCGCGGCCCGCAGGATCGGGGACTCAATGTCGAACGCGACGCGCAGCGCGCCGCGCAGCATGTTCGGCTGCTTGTACAGCTCGTCACTGCGAATGAACGACCTGACGAGGAGTTCCTCGGTGTCCTGGTCGATCACCACGAACCGGGCGGCGTCCAGCTCTGACAGCGCTGCGCGGATCTCCGTCAGATCCAGGTCTGCGTGCGGCCGGTTCCAGCGCTTCACCGCCAGGTCGAGAACCCCGGCGTAAGAGAGCTTCCGCTGGGAGAAAAGCTGGATATACAAGAGCTTCGCTTCGCGCGAGAGCGCGCGGAAGTCGTCCTTGTCCCAGATGTTCAGATCGAGGCGTGCGTGATCACGCGCCATGAAGAAATCCCCCTACAGGACAAAATGGGCACGGTGAACACCGCCACGCGTCCGCGTGGCGGTGTGAAGCGGGTTGGTCAGGACGCGGTGGCCTGCGCCTGTAGCTCGTGGTCGCGCAGGGCTTCGGCGTCGAAGGCGTAGACAGCTTGGAGTTTGCCGACGTTGCGGCCTGTCGAGTCGGTCGAGCGCACGTAGCGGCCGGTGTGGACCAGCAGCCCGGCGGCGCGAAGACGGTTCACGGTCGAGCCGATCAGTTGCGGCTGCACCCAGCTCGGCAGCAGCGACCGCCAGCGGTTCGCGGTGGTCTCGCGGAACGGATCAGCAAGGCTGTCGCGGACGATGACGGTGACGATCGCGAGGATCTGGGCCTCATTCCGCGGTTCGGCCGTGAGCAGAGCGGCCACGGTCGCGGCGGTCTCGCCGTCGCCGGGCACACCGGCTGGGCTGGTCGCGCGGGCCTGGGCAACCATGGCCCTGGCCAGCGCGACCAGTTCACCGAACGGAACCGTCATACGCCCAGCAGGCGGAACGTGGCGACCTCCGAAATGTCGGCACACTCCTTCGCGATCTCCGGGTAGCGCTCCTTGAGCAGGTTCTGATCCAGCGCGATTCGCAGAGCATGGGTGAAGCTCACGACCGGGACGCCGTTGACCGTGCCGACCTCTGCTCCGGCCGCCACTAAGGCGGCCTTGATCACTGCCTCATGCTCTTTGCGTTCCTGGGACAGTTTCGCCTGCTTGCGCTTGATCCGGCGCAGCGAGGCGATCAGGTGAGCGAAGGCGTCGACCGGCCTCGTGGGCTGCTCGGCGTGCTCGTTAGTGCAAGTGGGTGTGTCATGCTTCACGTACAGCGATCCCCTCAAACTCGTTAACGCAGGGCGCGACACCTGCGATCAACTAAGACACGACTTGATCAACAAAAGGTGTGTGAGTACCGGCGGGCGTTCGTAGGGGAACGAGCGCCGGAAAACTAAAGAATGTTTATGGGCGTAAACACTTTCGAGTCTTGCGTGTGTGCTGGCGAAGCAGCGCGGTAACCCGACCATAGCCGGGTGAGGTGCAAGTTTGTCAACGCGATTCGCGAGATCGCTGGAAAGTGTTGACAGCCGTAAACAAAAAGAGGATGCGATGACGCTTGAGGGGGTCGTCTCGATCCAGGAAGCCCTGAGTTTCCTGTACGAGAATCGACGAAGGGAAGACGGGAAACCGCACAGCGACCGGGACGTTGCAGACGCTCTAACGGCGGCGGGTGTCGACGTGTCGTACTCGTCGCTGTGGCAGATGCGAACGGGAAAGCAGCCACACCCGCGCACCAACATCATCGTGGGGCTGGCGAGGTTCTTTGATGTGCCAGCAGGGTTCTTTCTCGACCGCGACGTCTACGACGACTGGCGGCACAAGCTGTCCGGCGAACCTGAGATGCCGCGCCAGCGCGTGGACTCGGGGGCGACGACGATGCTGCGCAGCTTCGCCATATCGGACCGCAGCGCGAGCCTGATCCAGGAGCTGACCGAGCACGTGCGCGGACTCGAAGCCCGGGACGGTGGGCACGGCACATGACCTGGCCCGCCATCGGGCGGGTACTTCTGAACTGGATACGACGGGGACAGCGACGGACTCAACGCGTCGTGACCGGCAGCGCGCCGGTCACGCAGCTCGATGACGTCCGGGCGCTGGTGAGCGCTCTCGACCTGCCCGCCACCGCCACGCCTGACGAGCTCGCAGCCCGTCTGTCTACAGTGCGCCGCCGCCCCATCCAGATCCAGCCCTACCCGCCGAACATCGTGGCCGAGGCCCGCCGATCCGGCGAGCCTTTGCCTTACGGTGTCTGGGTTTCTGGTGCCGCTACCGACTTCATCTTCTTCCGAGACGACACCACGCACAGCCACCGGCGGCACATCGTCCTGCACGAAGTCGGGCACATCGTCTGCCGTCACGTCGGGGACGACGCCGGCGAGGCCGACTCCGGCGAGCCTGATCACGCCATGATCACCCGCGCGGTAAAGCGCGCCGGGGGCTTCGCTGCGGATCAGGAGCAGGCCGCCGAAACATTCGCCTACCTGATCGAGCGCCACACCAGGCCCAACCTTTCCGCGACCGGCGAAACGCCCGCCGCGCGTTACCGCCTCCTGGAGGACTGA